AAGGATTCCTTGATCAACGGCTCACTTCCTTGTGGCTGTTCTCCGCAAGTCAATTGGTCTGCTGCACAGTGGGAAGTAAAGGTAAAGCGCGAGTGTGCAAACCGAAACATAGAATTCTTAGGATTCTCGTCAGAGTTCAAGGGGAATACGACCACTATTAACCTGCGGTGTAATCTCGATGGCAATGTGTGGGACAATAATACAGTAGCAGGGCTCGTAAACTGCAACCGTGGATGCCCGATGTGCGGCCTTAAAACTAGGGCAGACAAGAAGGCCACACCGAATGAAGAAATGATTCGTAGGTTCTTTGCGACAGGTTCTTTCAAGCCCGGAACCGAGTTTTCTAGGGTGAAGAAGAACGGGAGGATTTGGCAATACACTTGCCCCGGTTGTAGCAACGACGAATACGTGAAAGCCGGTGCTTGTACTGGCGTCTTCCATGCAGACCGAAGTAATCTTATTGCAGGTAAGCTTTCTTGCAGGTGTGCTTACAACCACAAGTGGACGCAAGCAGAACGAGAACTTCAGATTGCCAAAGTGTGCAGCAAAGACAACAGGCGATATGAGTTTTTGGGTTGGAGAGAACCACAAGGTTACAAAAACCAGTCCAGCCGACTGTATCTGCACTGCCCAGAACACGGAAAGTGGGAGGCCAGTGTGGCATCTTTTCTAGACAATGAGGATGGTTGCCCCAATTGCTCTACGGGAGGAGGTTACGACCGGCACAAGGAAGGCTGCTTCTACGTGTTCCAAGCAGAGGGCCGAGTCCCGTTCACAGGCTACGGAGTCTCTAATCGTGCGGACCGGCGGCTAACCGTTCATGCAAGGAATCTAGAGCAACGGTCTTTGAGGATAGGTGCAACACAAGTTTTCTACGCAGATGGCGAGGTCATATGGAATCTTGAGCAGTCAGTTAAGGCAAGATTTGAATTGAATGCCCAGGATATGGTAGGATTCCGCACAGAAGCCACCTACTACGAGTACTACCAAGACGTAATCGATTTTGTAGACGAGTGGCTGTTCAACAACGCATAACAATCCTGTTGACACCAAGCCCTAACAAGTTTAGAATGAGCAAATTGTAGAGCAACACATGAAGGTACACTAAGGAGAGCACATGAAATCTATGAAATTCAAAATAAGGGATGAGCAGCACAGCAGGGAGATTCAGGAGGCGCTGTTAGCAGCAGGGTACGGGTGGGGCGCAGGTGAAGCTAAGCACCCGCAGTACACCGATGCAGGAGTGCTCTATGCCGGTTACTTCGGAGGTAAAGAGATTACTTACTCGCACAACCTGCAAGACTTTGAAGACATGGGCAACTACAATTGCGAAGAACACTTCCTGTTCAACGGACAGTTTGTCACTAAGGACTACTTCACCCAACCTGAGACTCCTACAAAGGCCGAACAGCAATACTGCCTCGGCTGCTCGCCCCTCACATGCACAGGCTGCGAACAAGTGCACGGGACGATTGAAGAGAAGCTTTACGCCCCACTACCCCTCCAGCCCTGCAACGAATGGCTGCGAGACCGGATGAAGCAGATTGTAGAGCACATCTTGCATGCTCTGGAGCAGGGGAAGGTTGTGGAGGAACAGCTTACTAGGGAGGCACACTTGTTAGCTGTGATTCTTAATAATTCTGAGGAGGACTGCAATGTTTGAAATCTGGGTAGTCGCTATGTACATCCTAGGCTGCTGGACATTAGGATGGAATATTGGTAGGGCGCTGGCATGGGTGCATAACAAGATTAAGGGGACGTGATGAGCGGTTATTGCGAAGCGATGGAAGCGGCAGGTGCTAAGGTTCTTGCTTACGAAAGTTTCGGCAGCTACCAAGGCGAGTGGTATGCCAAGGTGGAGTACAACGGCGAAGTTGGTTGGGTGCAGGGTAGTTTTGGCTCTTGTTCATACTGTGACGCATTCGACAGTGAGTTTGGTTTTGATGCTGAAGATGCACCCGATTATCAGGAACGTCTCGCAGACTTTGGCCGCACCTATCTCGATACCATTCTGCCACAACAGAAACAGGAAGAACTTCTTGATAACGTTGTGGAAGCAGATCACTGGTACTACGAGGACTACCAAGAAACTCTCAGGTTTGTTAAGGAGAATCGCTAATGAAGCCACACTTGATGCAACGTAACTGCAAGCTCCTGAGCACAGTCCTCACAGAGATGTACAGCGCACAGCAAGAGCTTAAAGCGGGCCTTGCACATTGGAAGCAGCGTGCTAAAGAGGAGCCTGAAGACCATGATGTGCAGAATGCTGTTGTGGCTTACGGGAAGGCTATTCCTAAGTTCAAAGATCGTACTAAGAAACTCGAGGAGTTACAAAAGCAGCTTAAGACTGAGCTAAAGCATGCTCAGATGCTCGAAATGTGGTCGCTGGAGGATGAGGAGTTTTGGGCTGAGGAGGCACGGTTGAAGCAGGCTGAGCAGGATGGGTTTGTTGTGGCTGGTTCTGTTATGCAATGTGATACGCCACCTGAAGGCTGGTACTGCACGAGGGAGTACGGGCATGAGGGTCCGTGTGCGGCGCGGGTTGTGGAGGGGTAATGAAAAACTTCTTCGTCAATCTCGGCTTCTTTCTACTATTCGCGTTCTGGCTAGGTCCACTTGCACTGTTGCTTGTTGAGGGCGCGTGGATGTTCTGCACAGGGCATGTGCTGACGGGTATTCCTTGGAATGAGACTAGGGTGATTGTCGTGATTATGTGGACACTCTTTATTGGGTTTCTTGGCGCGGGGATGAGTTAAATTTAATTAGTAGGAGGGGAAAGATATGATAAAATGGTTGAAACAAAGGTTTGTAAGGTATGTGGTGATGAAAAGCCAGTAGACGAGTTTTATATTGTAGAGCGGTTGGAAAGCTCTGTTCGTAGGAACCCTAGATGTAAAAGTTGCGTCAAGGAGTACAACCGAAAACAGTATGCTGAAAATGCTGACTACAAAGTGAAACGAAAAGCTCGGCAGCAAGAGTATATGAAAGACCCTGAAAAAGTTAAGGCTGCTGCTTTGCGAAGTAAGAAGTTTTACGAAAGCATGAAAGGTAGAGCTTTAACTTTATTCAAGAGCGCGACAGATCGAGGTGATCAATATGAGGAATTCGATGTAACTGTCGAATGGATTGAAGAAAAGCTGAGAGATGGTGTTTGTGAAGTAACAGGTATTCCATTTGATTTTGGTAAGCATTCGACTTACTCAAAGAATCCATTTGCCCCGAGTATTGATCGAAAAGACTCTACTAAAGGGTACACAAAAGATAACGTCAGAATCGTACTCTGGCAAGTGAACTTAATGAGAGGAGAAATGACTGATGAAGAAGTCCTGGAAATTTGCAAAGCTGTTGTCAAAGGACTGACAAATGAACCGGAAATGGGTGTACGATTTGGAGACCTACCCGACCACATTCACGTTTAGCGTGATCCGTGAAGATGGTAAGTTCGCTAACACTTTTGAAGTCAGCCACAGAATGAATGAGGTTGACCGTATTTTCGCCTGCTTGGATTATATCAAGAAAGAGGACGATTATATGGTTGGCTTTAACAATCTGAACTTTGACTATCCTGTTCTTCACAAACTCCTGGCTCTGAGGAATGGTAAGCTACCTGTCAAGGGCGAGACCATTGCCCGTAGGGTTTATCGCTTTGCACAAGAACAGATTGAGTCAATGAAAGGCGAGTTCGCAAACACTGTAAAAACTGATGAGAGGTACTGCAAACAGATCGACTTATTCAAGGTTCACCACTTCGATAACAAAGCGCGTATGACCAGCCTGAAAATGCTGGAGTTCAATATGCGCTCACACAACATCGAAGACTTGCCGTTCCCTGTTGGGATGGAACTTTCGGATGAGCAGATTGACGTGCTGATTAAGTACAACGCTCACGACGTTCGTATGACGCTTGATTTCTACAAACATAGTATTTCGCAAGTGGAGTTTCGTGAGCAGCTTACCGCTAAGTACCAGCGTGATTTCATGAATCACAACGATACGAAGATTGGAAAAGACTACTTTATCATGGAGCTGGAAAAGCTCAGGATTCCAGTCTATAAGATTATCGATGGTAAGCGAAAGATCAACCAGACGAAGCGTGATGTCATTCGTATCAAAGAGTGTCTGTTCTCGTATTATGACTTCCAGCGACCTGAATTCATCGCTGTGAAGGAATGGTTGTCGAAGCAAGTTATCCGAGAGACGAAGGGTGTGTTCACTGACATTGAAGAACACAAACTCGGTGATGTAGCGAAGTATGCTGAGATGGTTGTGAAACGCAAGAAGATGAAAGGTGAGCCGACAAAAGTTGAGTATGATGCATTCCGACGAGAGCATCCTTGTGGGTGGGTTGATAAGGTTGAGCTGAAGGCGAAGAAGAAAGGTGAGGCTCAGTATTCGTATTGGGCTTGCTGGAAAGTTGCTGAGACGCTTAACGTTGTCATCGATGGTTTCCGCTTTGATTTCGGTACAGGTGGTATTCATGGAAGTCTGACGAGTAAGATTGCCAAGCAGACGAAGGCTTACGAAATTGTAGACGCAGACGTTAGTTCGATGTATCCTAACATTGCTATCTCCAACAACGTCTACCCTGAGCACCTATCTGCGAAGTTCTGTGCGATTTACAAGGACGTGTACGAACAACGTAAGTCGTTTGCGAAAGGTAGTGCTGAGAACGCGATGTTAAAGCTGGCACTAAATGGTGTGTATGGTGACTCGAATAACCAGTTCAGTCCATTCTTCGATCCAGCATACACAATGAAGATCACGATCAATGGACAGTTGTCGCTGTGTCTGCTTGCTGAGAAGCTGCTAACAATTGAGGGTCTGAAGCTTATACAGGTGAACACCGATGGTGTGACAGTTGCTTTGAAACGCGAAACCCGTCCGCAGTACGATGAGATTTGCAAAGCATGGCAGGAGCAAGTGAAGCTTGATCTGGAGTTTGCTGAGTATGACCGTATGTTGATCCGTGACGTGAACAACTATATCGCGGTATATACGAACGGGAATACGAAGAACAAAGGTGCATACGAGTACAAGGAATTGGGTTGGCACAAGAACCACTCATCATTGGTGATCCCAATGGCAGCAGAAGCGGCAATGCTTCATGGTGCAGACATTCGTGAGTTCATTATGGCTCACGAGGAGAAGTTTGACTTTATGCTGCGCACGAAAGTGCCGCGTAACAGTCGCCTTGTTCTTGTGATGGATGATGGCACAGAAGTGCAACAGCAGAACATTTGCCGTTACTATCCGAGCAAGTCTGGTGGTAAGCTGGTGAAGATTATGCCTCCCTTGGAAGCCGGTGGTGAAGAACGGAGACTGTCGATTGACTCGGAGTGGAAGGTTAGGCCGTGCAACAACATGGATGACTTCGACGGGGATATCGATTATGACTACTATGTTGTTGAAGCACAGAAACTTGTTATCAATTCTTAAGGAACACATGGAACCACAATATGCATGGAACGGCAAGACGTTTCAACGAGTGCCTGAGAGGGCGTTTACAGATACAAAGGACCAATGATGCCACAAAGCCGCTTTGACAAATACGCAGAAGAACTCGAACAAGACTACCAAGACGGCTTCCTCACAAAAGAGGAATTCCGCAGGGCTATGCGAGAGTTGGTTGAGGATTTTCGTTGTGAAGAGGAGGATGACTATTGATGTACTCATTGATTTGGTACGAAGGCTACTTCGCATTCGAGTTGGGGGCACTGTTCAATCCTTACAGCTTTGCATCCCTGGAAGAATGCTCGGAATGGCAAGCTGGCTACGACGCAGCTAAGGAAGATTATGCGGCACAAACCAACCCGTGAGCAAAAAGCAGCAACTCACGCTGCACAAGCAGAGGACTACCAGCGCCTCGCCCAAGCCGTTGTCGAAGCCATCGTACAGAAGCGCCGAGACATCATCTTTAAGATTGCCTACTTCGCTGAACTGGACCCAGAGCTACCCAAAGGTATCTTGATCCACAAGGATGAGCACTACAACTGGTATCGCGCAAAGGCTTATAAGATGGCTGACTTCTTACACGCTAGGGGATTCTTACCAAACGACGCCAAAGGCATCGTCAAGAGCATGCGTACCGTCTCCAACATGCTAGGCGAAATTGACAGGCTCCTGGCAGCTCCGCAGCAAGAATTCTTACGAGACGATAAAATTGTTGACGACGTAGGAATTTTGTGCGATAATGTCGGTTCTGAAAATGAGGAGAGCAAATGAAGCAGGTATGGCAAACGGAAGATGGCTCTGTATTCAACACTAAAGAGGAAGCCAAGAAGTGGGAAGCTCAACGAAAACTCGTGGATGACCTGATGGCTGACCTGGATCGAAATACGGGTGCAAGAGATATTGAGGAGGTTGCCGAGTATATCGTGAACCACTACAACGTGACGCCAAAATGAACGAGATACAGTACAGATGGATGTTGCTCAAGATTGGTGTGCTGCTTCTGCTGGATGACATTAAGGAGAAATTTATTGCGATATCGAAAAGAGCCTAGCGCGCATATGCGTGAGATTGTTGTAAAGGGTGTGCCTCTCACAGTGAACTTCTGGTTTTACCCAGAGATTGAGGCCACAGAGGGTGATCCAGGTTGCTCTGCCGAGATAGAAATCGACGCAGTGTTTGTAGACGAATTCGACATTTACAATTTGATGGGGTTGTCGAGCCTGCAAGATGTGGAAGACGAACTGTGGAAGATTTATAACGAAGGGGAGGCTGTATGATGAAGCATGTTGGAAATTTAGTACTAGGTGTCATCGCTGTAGCGTTCAACGCATGGACTGTAACAATGCTGTGGAGTTGGTTTGCTTGCGCTGTATTCGGCCTGCCAGCCATCTCTATTGCGGCTGTGATTGGGATTAGCCTGCTGATTAACACGTTCACGTTCAATCCGTATCGCTGGACGTTTAATGAGAAGGAAAGCTCGCAGGCTTCGCTGGAGACTATTATGGTGTCTGTTGTTGCGCTGCTTGGCGGGTGGTTGGTGCATTTGGCGATGTGATTGTTGTAACGTGGCTCTTGCGTTCTCAAGGGCAGGCAGCGCAGTGTCTTTAGCCAAATGGCCTACGCAATCAAACGATGTAAATTTTAAAAGGAAGTAATATGCCTGTTATCAATAACGTGACTTTTCTGTACACCAAGATTCAATCGCCGGTTCCGGCCTTTAACAAGGTTGACAGCGAGTTCTCGGTAGACTGTGTGATCAGTAAGGCTGATGCCAAAGCTATCGGTAAGGAATTCCCGAAGCAAAAGGCCAAGCAGGTTGACAACGACGAATTCACCGAGAAGTATGGTATCGATCTTCCGTTCCCCACACAGGAAGAACAGTACGTCCTGAAACTCAAGAAAGCTCACGTCAAGAACGGTAAGGCAAC